AAAGGATGTCTTGCCATTAGCGTCAAATCCAATGTGGTTGGTAAAGGCTGTTGTCAGGCATTTACTGAACATAATGCCAACGTCCCCATCACCCCAATAGCCGTTACCTACGCCCAAGTAGGATGGGTCCATACCAAATTCTCCAATATACCCAAGAAAAAATAACGCCTTAATAGGAAAACTCGCAGTAACTGAACAAGGGTTAGCTTCTCCGGATGTCCCTGTTCCTACATAGGAGAGCACCTGTATCTTAGATTTCTCCCCCAACACCCCCAGATACTCGATGGTAGTGCCTGCGGGGATGGCGGGGTAGCCGGTGACTTCTTGATATTTGTCAATATTCGTTGTAGTTGTGTCATAAATTGGCAAAGACTCTCGACTTATTTGACTGTCGCTTGGGAAAAAATAAATTTTGCCATATTCAAAGCCACAA